CCACACTATCAAGAACAATTTCAAATTCACTAGAAACATAGACATTATCTTTATATTTAAGTGTTATTCTATCTAAAAATATCAGTTTCATGTTAATTACCTAAATACCCTTCTATCATTGTGATTGAGCAGCTAGGACTTCCTTGTGTATTAGGAACAAATGTTAGTTCATAAGTTCCACGCTCTAAAAATATAAAATTATCACAAGAAAAATCCTGATACTCGTATGCATTAATTTTTTCATTATTTTCTTCTATTGTTATCTCTTGCCTACTAGGAAAGGCATCAACAACAATCGTGCAGTTATTAGATTCATAATATATCTTGAGCTTACTTATTTCTATTCCGTCTTTTGTAACGATTACTTCAGGATTAGAAACTTCTCCTTTTATGGTGATTTTTAAAGGAGCTTTCGCATAGCCATTATTAGTAAGTGTCATCTTTCCTTTACTTGAAACGCTATACTGGTATGGATAAGTAAAAGGATAGATCTTGCCTTCCTTTGAAACTCTTATCGTTACTTCACTTATAACGTCCTTATACCAATATGAGAGTCTTTTAAGTTTTAGTTCGCTTGTTAAAGTTCCACCACTAATTTCTGTCTTTGATAAGTTTTCAACTTCAACATAAGAATACTTAGTATCGTCGCTTGTGTAATAAAGTTTTAACTCATGAGAAGTCTCTAAAAATGACAAAAACCTTTTAAAACCTTGATATTTTCTTAAAAAAACCAGATTAAAGACGATATCTTGCGTAGGTATTGTTTCATCGATTTTCTTATAGATATTGTCAAAGTCAAAGTAAGTGTTAGTCTTTTGAAAACCTAGACCTGTGATAGATGAAATAAGCGTCATAGAAGAGTAGTCAAATCTATACTCTTCTCCCAAATCATTAATAAGCCAAAGTTTCCTCATAGATAAGTCCCTCCAAGCGCCTCATTGATAGTGTCGACATCAAAAGTGCTAGAACTTGTATTGATAGTGACGTTATTCGTAGTCTGATTATTAACGGTGCTATTAGATGTATTTGTTTCATTACTTGAGCTAGGAGTAAACCAACCAACAACCGTATCTATGATATCCATTAGCCAACCGACTGTATGATCTAATATCCACTGAACGCACTCGATAATCGCGTTAAGGATATCTAAAATTGGCTTTAATACGGCATATAACACTTCTAGCACTGGGCAATTACTCTTTGAATAATCTCTGCTAGTATCGTAAAAAGCGGCATGAAAGCCTCGAGTATCTTTCCTACTGCATCAAGTACAGCTTTAATAGGAAGTAGTAATACATTAAGTAAGGGAACTAAAAGATTGATTAAGTTTCCTATCACTTCCATTACAAGCTCAATGATAGGCATTAAAACTTCACCTACCGCTTCAACTATCATGAAGATTGGCTCAAGTATCTGCATTAAAATACTACCAAGTTCCATCAAGATATCTTTAAAGGTCTCGGTTTGAGTTAAAGCCATAATAAGTATGGCAATTAAAGCTCCTATTCCTAAAGTAGCAGCACTTAT